GGGTTCATCTCAGATCGCCATTTATTCAAGGCGGCGACATTTTGAGGGGTAGCTGTTCCCAGTTCTTTTACCGATTGGGTTAGCGCAGGCGTGCTACCATCAAACCCCGCCATGACAGAAGGCCAGTAATTCGCATCAGTGAACCATGCACTATCTGGCGTAGGGTCAACCCCTCCCGGCTTGCGAGCTGCTTGTTGCCCATATACCGCCAAAGCTTGTGTTGGGTCTTTCGCCCATGTTGATCGAATCAGGTCATCGTATTTTATGGACGGGTCGTCTGTTGATAACCAAGAAGCCAATCGTGGGTCTTTAATGGCAGCGGATAATTGCAAAGAAGCAGGAGCCGTACCATTCCCTGTCACAGGATTCCATTGATCGCCTGACTGCTGAAATACCTTTGTTCCATATCCTGTACCGCCCACTTTATAAGTATTTCCACCCAAGGTATAAGCGTCGCCCATTGTGGTGGGATCAAAGGTTGGTTGCCGGGTGCCAAATCCTGTTCGCGGGGGTTGTGGTTGAATCCGGCTAGATAGCGGAAGCCCCGTCTTGAAGTCGGTAAACGGATTTCCCTTTTGGCCAAGGGGAAGAGCAGGGTTTTTAACTCTAAAGTTTGTCAAACTATTCCCGTTGAGTGAATTCAGCATATCAATTTCCTGTTAAAAATCTGCATTGCACCCATGTCCCCGGCGTACCGGAAACTACACAAACAAAACCCACAACAACATATTTGCTTCCCGCCGTCCCCGCTTCAGCCGGGGCGCTGTGGCGGATAAAATCACCCTGCGCCCATGTGCCGGTGGCCGGAGCTGCCGTGTAAGCATTGCTAATGGCGGATAATCGGCCTTCTGTCACCCCATTCAACTGAATCGCTAGATCACTGAGCCGTTTCCCTATCGACAGCTTGAATCCGGTGAGCCATTCAACCGTTGGTTTGGCGTCGCCGGGTAATCTTGGGTCTATGTTGATTCTCATTCTGTCCCCTCACCTTGAAGAGAGACATCAATACTCGATAATTCAGACACGCCCGAGGTACTTAGCTTGAGACGATGCCAGCGGCTTGACCGGAACAAGTCACACTTGCCGCTAGTCATGGTGACGGTCTGATCTTGTGTCAGGCTTGACCCGGAAGTGTTGCGGTAATAATTGGTCAGCGTGGCCGAGGTAGGGGCTGTGCTGAATCTGGGACGAACTCTATCAAGCAAGGTAAAGGTATTGTCATCCCCCATATCCCCCGTTGTTATCGAGCACGTCCCCGGTATCCCGGTGAGCGTTTGCATGGTGTGGGCTGTATCGAATATCGTGGGAACGGGATAGTTCTGTGACCAGAATGGTGAGTCATACGTGATATTGATATCAGCATAGGTCGCAAAATAGCTATTGATATTCGCATAGGTAATCTGCCCAGTCAGGTTTTCCAGCCCGGCCTCTGCCCCGCGATTGATCTTGCCCCACTTGTCGGTTTTGTAGTTATAGCAAATACAGCTGTCATTCACCCCAGTGGTTGATGCTGTGCTGGGATAAAAGAACATCACCAGTGAATTGATTCGATCATGCAGGCTCACGATCTTGTAGCGGTATTGCTTATTCAGGTCAGTGAAAAATGTTTTCTTGACCGGTCCGCCTATCCCTATTGGACGAGAACCGTCAAACAGATAGAAGTCTTCCAGCCCGATGAAAAAATGAGCTGACCCGATAGATACAATCGCATCATTGGAAGAGCACCCAACATCCCCCGGTAGCTGGTTGAACTCAAACACCGCAGGGGAGCCCACATATCGCCCCACAATAATCGCCTTGTCCTTATAGGCGACAATATCATCACCTAACCGTTTCCAGCCCCTTATCGGCCCCGGTGAGCCTATCAATCGCCCCGTCGTGCATTGGGTTGAAACAGCAGGCGTCCAACCAGTCGCATTGTTATATTCAGAACACCACCAACGGTCAGACTGATCGCCATACGTCCCTTCGTTGGTATCTGCCAATAGAACAAAGCCGGGAACAGTTTCTACAAACCTTGCTTTGGGCGCACCCGCGATGTCAGCAAATGCCCCAGCAGTGGAGGATTGCAAAGTATCGGACTTGATCGCGGCAATTGATGTGTCACCAAACTGCGCAAACGACCACCGATGGTCTGATCCTGCACTATACCCCCCCACTCTTGACCGATCTGTATAAGTAGGAATGGCAGAGGCTTCATAAAGCGCGGAGGCGGTTCCCACAAACAGCCGGGAGGAGCCGTCCAGCTTTTGAATCAGCGCACCGCCTAAGCATGCTGTAGGCAACGCAGAAAACCCGCTATTGAAATTCGAAGGGGCTGCACCGTACCCTTTGGCGGTAGGGTAGTAATCGACCAGATTAGTAATAATCCCCGGTGTCGCGGGGTCAAGGTCTGGCGCATAGCCTGTAAAAGGAATCAGCATTACCAGCGCCTAGGCTTGATTTGCAGACTGCCCCGACGCGCAATACCCCGTCGTTCTGAATGTCTGCGGACTGAATCCAGCAAGGTATTCACCGTGGGTTCCAGCTTTTGTACTTCGCCCAGATTCTTGGCATCCCGCGCATATTCAAGCGCAGCGGCATACAGGTATAAATCAGGCGCGTTTATTGATACCCAGTTGGTAACATTGGCATCCGATAATCCCGTAATCTCGGGGATATAAAACAGGGTGTAACTATAAGCGTCTGCTGGAGCTGGAAACAGCCTGAGAACATTATTCTCTAGTGTGTAGCTGGTAGGGAATCCGGCGGTCGTGGATACATCTGGGTTAATGGCGGAGTCGATAGTCATCTCTCGCCCTTGGTAAGTAATCGTCAGCCGTGACACCTGCCCAAAATCAGCAGGCAGTGTAATCGTGCTTCCCGAAGTGGTTGAGGTGACTGAAATCTCAATCTCGTTCAGGCTCAATTCACGGAATATATGGGCTTCGGCTAATTGGATGAATGTCGGTAATTTAGCGGTCAGGTCATCCCGATGCGTGTAATTCACGATGGCATTCTTCAGGTCGGTATAGTTCATTTGAGATACCTGTCGAAGGTGACAAAATCGGTATTGATGCGCAAGAAGTTCTTGATCAGCTTGGTGCGCTCTCGCTGATCTTTAATCATGAGAAATTTGGCATAGACATGCGGCGGTATGCTGCCGACTTTTCTGCCTTCTCCCCATGACATGCCGGCACTTTCGTTACGTTCCGCCTTGCATTGATCAATTAACGGCTCTACGTCATAGCTTTGAATCTTGACAGCCTGGTCGCCTTCAAACTTGATTATGGTGCGAACGCCAGCGGCGTCATAGCCTTCATCCAATTCAAACGATTCTATGGGCGTCATAATTTCTCCAGAGTAAAAATAGGGGCTTTTCACCCCTTCGGCCTTGCGGCTAAATCAATGAACCAGATTAACCGCCTGACAGATCGGCGGCCTTGCCGAACGCATTAGGGGCGCGCACAGCAAAAGTGGCATCCGCTGTAATCAGGTTCTTCTGACTATCACCGGTAACCCCGATCTCTTGAGTACGGAAGCCATCCAGGAACACAATCTCCCCATATTCCGTATTCAACAAGTGGACATCCGTTGCACCTGCCATCAGGTAGTGAGGGACAATTTCCAGTTCACCGAAGTCGGACATATACACGTCCGCACCCCCGACAATCCGGCCTTGTTCCTTTTTGCCGACTTGATAGCGGTTAACCGCGATCCCGGTAAAGGTAGAGAACACCCCTTTATGGTTAGGTGACATCACCACCATGCGAGGGACTTCGCCAGAGGCAATATAGGATTTTTGAACCACATCCTTCAGGATAACTTCCGTAAAGGCCCGTGGTGTCCCTCCGGTTGGCGCGACTGTCGGTGCGCCAGATACCCAGGAAGCCGTAGAGCCACCTGCGCCGTGGTTAGTGTTGGCGTAGTTCTGTACACCAAGCCCACCAGCTTTGGAAGCGGTTGCGGAGTTACCGGCAACAGCCACGTTATTGGAAACAATCGCTGCTTCCATATGGCGCTTGATTTCCAGCATGGCTTTGGCTTTTTGATAAGCCATCTCCGCCGCACGGCCCGCCTTCTTCACAATGTTGGCCCGGCGAGATACCGCAGGCTGGGCATGGAAAATCTGGCAATAGTTGCCCACGCGGGCTGTCGCTACCAACGCTTGTGCCGAAAAGTCATCGCCGTCAATCAGGGCGTTGTCTTTATTGGCGGTAGCGAGGGAGTCGCGCTGCCATTCGTGGTAGGTGTTGTTCGTGCTACTGCGACCAAAAGCGGTGATCACGGGGGTTTCAGTGGGGGACGTGTTGAAGATCTTGTCGATCAAGTCTTCACGTACTCCGGTTAGGTCATATTTATCGTATAGGTTGGCTGGTTGTGCCATGATTTAATCCTTTATCGTAAGAGTTCTGCTAAGTCAGACAACTTGGCCCGACCGCCCTTGAAGCGGTCATTTAGCTTTTGTTGCCGACGCTCATTAGCCGTGGTTGCTTGTTTATTAGGCACACGTGGCGCATCAACGGCTTTTTTGGTCACCTCAGCCCGTTTAGACTTCAGCTCCTGATAAGCAGCAGCATCCCGTAACGCCATCACCAGACGCGCGTCATAGACCCCACCAAGCTCTTCATCGGTGAATCCATAGACCTTCTTCGCGTCAGTGTAAATCTTGGCTAGAGCAGGTTTGTCTATCTTCTCTTTGGAGAGTACCGTCCATGCTTTTTGGTACTGCTCTTGGAGAGTTTGCGCCTGCCGTTCGGTTTGCTCTTGAGATGCCCTTTGCCTTTCACCATTGATCTGTTGATCAAGATAGTTCAGGTAATTGAATATCTCTTTTTGGCGTTGACTTTCTGCTACCCACGCTGCCGGGTCTGAATTTGCCAATTGAGCAAGCTCAGCCTCGGTTTTGATTCCCGCCATATTGGCCACTGCCGCCCGTGCTAATTCGGCTTGTGACAAAATTCCCGCCATATTGGCCACTGCCGCCCGTGCTAATTCGGCTTGTGACAAATACTGCTGGCGAAATTCATCGTGTTTTGATTTCAAGAACTCGACGGCCTGACTTTCCCGTTCCGCAAGGGCTTGCGTTTTTCTGGTGTAGTCTTGCTGGCGGTGGTATCCCTTGACTAATTCAGCTTCGGATACTTCAAGTTCTTGCTCTTCGCCATCGTCGCTTTTTATGGCGACTTTGATTTTGCGCTCAGGTGCAGGCTGGGCGTCTTCATCCTCGGAGGGTTCCTCGTCGGTATCTTCGTCCTCGTCCTGTTGAGTGGTTGCATCCTCGTCCGTGTCCTCGTGGGGTGGAGATTCTGCGTTAAGTGCCTCATTGTCGGGTTCCTTTTCAGGGGTGTCTGACAAGAATGAGGCAAGGTCTTCTAACCCTGCTTCGGGTGCTGAATCAGCGTGTCCGGGCATTTTGGTTTCCTATGGTCTAAATCCCCTCTCACGGCACTAGAGAGGACGCGGCGAATCACTGCGGCCGCTAAAAAGGCAAGTGCCTGCCTATAAAACTTGTCGAAAGAATCGGCGGGGCTTGCTTTCGTCCCGCAATTCGTTCAAATCAATCTTGTGTTGCGCCATCTTGCCGCGCTCAATCATGCCGATCAGCGTGCCTTCAAATTTCTCTGCGACTTTTGCCAGTTGCAATAGCAATGTCTGGCCTTCTTTGTCCCTCACAGGGCATGCCTTCCATTGCTCGACAATCTGGTCTTTAAGCACCGTCATTGCCTCTTTGAAGGCGTCGTTATCTAGCACCTGGCGGGCTTCCATGCCGCGTTGTGCAGTTCCGTGATCTGTCATAGCAGTAGACATAGTGTTTCCTTAAAGGATGAGAAGTAAATCTTCTTCGTCTTGCATTTCCATCGCTTGGTTGTAAATCTCGACAACTCTCTGCCAATCTTGCTGGGCAATCAGTTGCGGCAACTCAAAGCCTGTCTGCAATTGAGACACTAGCGTTTTCAGCGCAGGAATATCAACGGTATCAACGGGTTCAATAGCCAGCGATTTGAAGGCTTTTTCTCTTGCCCGTTTCCTAGCCAGGCGGGAAGTCTTGTTCGACTGTTGGACAATCTCCTCTACCTTGGATTCCGCTTCAATGTACGAATCTGCCTCTTCTACAGAATCAAAGATATATATCTTCTTGTT